GGTTTCAACCGAAAGCTATCACTGGGAAAATGTGTTCCCAAATTTGTCGGGTAAAATGGACTACTGATTGGCATTCTAACAGAAATAGAATTAATAAAAAAATTCGTTATTCTGAAGCAAAAAAAATTAAATGTAGAAACTGTAACAAAACAATTTCTGCAATACCTAATAACCGAGTTTTTTGTGGTCGTATTTGTCGAGAAACATATAAACCTCCAAAAAAGAAAAGAGATAAACCTAAATTTATAAAACTTTACTCTTTTAAAAATTTTAAAAGTAAAAAAACTAAATCTAGTAATAAAATTGATAGAAAAGAAATTGAAAATGCTGTAAAAGAATTTTTAAAAAAAGGTGGTGAAATTGAAAAACTAGAACCAATAAAAGAACCGAATCTACCTACTGTAGGGTCAAGAGATTGGGATTGGGAAGTAACTGTAGGTCTTGACCCAATAGGTTCAAAGTCTGATAGGGCTGAACCTGATAAAATATCTGTGGAAGATATAATTTCATTAATTAGATAATAGGAGAAAAAAATGCCAAAAGAAATAGTTGAGACACTATCAAATGAGGATTATCATAAAGATAAAGCAATAGGTAAAAGTGGATTAGATAGAATCCATAGATCAATAAATCACTTTTTAACTCCAAGAACTAAAATGACCCCTTCATTAAAAATTGGGTCAGCACTTCACACATCTGTTTTAGAAGCTGAACTTTTTGATATTCTGTACATGAAGGAAGAAAAACATGATAAAAGAACGAAAAAAGGGAAAGAAGATGATAAAGATTACCAAATCCGTAAAAAAAATAAAACAACTCTCACAGAAAATGAGTGGAATTGCATTAAAGAAATGCATAACGCATTAAGAAATGACCCACTTGTTACTAATCTTTTTGTTGATGGGAAACCAGAAGTCTCTTTATTCTGGGATGAAAAAGATATTCGTTGTAAAGCACGACCCGACTGGGTAATTGATAATGGTAGAATATTAGTTGATTTGAAAACTACTCAAGATGCGTCTCCAGAAGGTTTTTCAAAAGCAATAGGAAATTATAGATACCATGTGCAATGTGCATGGTACTCAAGAGGTGCCACTATTTGTTATGGTAAAGCTCCAGAGCAATTTGTTTTTGTCGCAGTTGAGAATGTTGCGCCATACAATATAGGTGTTTATACTCTTGGTCTTGCCTCAAGAGATGAAGGTTGGACACAAGCAGATGCCGATCTCTCAAAATACAAGAGATGGCTAGAATCCCCAAATGACATCCACCGTGGATATGAGGATAAAATAATTGAACTTGAGATTCCTTCTTGGAATTTCTCTTATTAGGAGAGAATTATGGGAAATGAATTAATGACATTAGATTCTTGTCGAGAAACATTAACTAAAATGGAGGGTCAAATGAGAATGGCACTCCCAAATCATATAACACCAGAGAAAATTCAGAGAGTAATTTTTACAGAACTTCAAAAGAATCCTGCAATATTAAAATGTACTAAAACTAGCATTCTTACATCTGTAATGGAAGCGTGTCAGTTAGGATTAGTACCAAACTCCGTTCAGGGATTGGCATATTTAATCCCGTATGGTAATCGTTGTCAGTTAATCACAGGTTATAAAGGGTTAATTTCATTAGCATTACAATCTGGTAGATTAGCATCTATATGGGGTAGAGTTATCAGAGAAGATGACAAATTTGAATATGAAGAAGGAACAGACCCGTATATTAAACACGTTCCTGTCCTAGCAAAAGATGTTGGAGAAAATAGTAGTAACATAATAGGTGCTTATGCTGTAGCAAAAATGAAACGTGATGAAAGCACCCAATTTGAATTATTATCCTTACTTGATATTGAACGTATTAAATCAAAATCTGCTAGAGGAGGTAAAGGTGGTCCTTGGAAAGATGATTATGAGCAAATGGCAAAAAAATCAGCCGTCAGACAACTACTAAAATGGTTGCCTCTTGAATCTGAAAAAATTGAGTTTGCGGCAGGGAAAAGAGAAGGTGCTTCCCCAGGATTTGAGTATAATATGGACACACAAGATTTCGTTTATATCGGTGAAGATTCTTCTGCTAATGATGATCTGAATAAAGAATTTTCTAACAAATAACAACTTCCCTTGACCAAAGCGGCGTATACCTCCCCTTATCCAGGGTCAATACGTCAGCTAACCGATAACTGATGGTCTTTGACCACGCTTTCCATGTTCAGCGGTTAATACTCAGGAAGGTGTCAAGGGAATACCAAAGAGGTTATATGTTTGTGACATTAAATAATGCTGAACAAAAATTAGCAACTTATATAGCGAAAATGAGATACATAACTAAGAGAGAAGCGGGATTTCCTCTTACAAAGATGGGACCTCAGTCTTTTGAAGATACGGACAGAGAAGGTTTTGCAGGAGAACTATCTTATTGTAAAGTTATGAATCTTTATCCAGATTTAACTATTGGAACAGATATACCCGAATTTGACTGTATATTGCCCTCTGGTGAAAAAATCGACATAAAGACTACAAAGTATAAGGGAGGACATTTAATTGCGACTATGAGCAAAATAAAGCATCCTCCAGATAAATATGTGCTCGTAGTGGGGGAGTTTCCTAACTATAACATAATTGGTGAAATTTCTACTGAAAAGTTTTTAAGAAAAGAAAATATAAAAGATTTTGGTATGGGTGACACTTACGCAGTCACACAAGAAGAATTGGAGACAATATGAAAAGAGGTAACCCGTGATATTTTTTACAGGATTAGATAATATCAGTCATGCTTCAAAGATTGACTATTCTTTTATTTCAATTACTAGGTTGAAAAGAAGAAAAGCAGATTTTAAATGTAGGTCATGGATAATGGATTCAGGTGCATTCTCACAAGTTTTTAAAGCAGGGAATCATTCTCTAAGCATAAAAGAATATGCAGAACAAATAAAAAGATGGTCAAGATGTGGAATTTTAGTACGGGCAGTTTCACAGGATTATATGTGCGAGTCTTTCATATTGGAAAAATTAGGCAGAACAGTTATAGACCACCAAGGGATGACAATCGATAATTATATTTCTTTAGTTAAGGAAACAAAAGATTTAGATGTGCCCATCATGCCTGTATTGCAGGGGTATGAGCCTGAAGAATATGCAACCCATGTTAAAGAATATGGTTCTTTATTAAAAGAAAATACATGGGTTGGTGTAGGATCAGTATGCAAAAGAAATTCTAACCCAGAATCAGTTAAAAATGTATTACAGGCAATTTTATCAGTACGACCAGATTTAAGATTGCACGGATTTGGAATTAAAAAAACGTGTCTGCAAGATAAGTCAATTAGGGAAAGCCTATTCTCTTCTGACAGCATGGCATGGAACTTTGCGTGTCGAATGGAAGGTAGAAATAAAGAAGATTACCATGAGGCATTAAAATATAAACAAATGATTGAGGCAATAATAAATGATAACACTTGAATTACCTTACCCACCATCTGTTAATAACTATTGGCAGGTTGCCAGGAATAGAATTATCAAGACTAAACAAGCTAGAGATTATAAAAAATCGATAGAGCAATTAATGCTTGTGTATGCAAAACAAATTAGAGGATGGATCAAAGATATAGAAAACGATGAGAGAACTCTTGCACTAGCAATTGCTGTTCATTATCCAAAACGTGGTGGCCCTACTGCCGATATTGATAACCTCACAAAAGTTGCGATTGACTGTCTGGAAGGAATACTCTTCAAGAATGACCGACAGTTCAGGCATATTCAAATTTCCCGTGAACCACAGGAAAGTAAGGAAGGATCAATCAGGATTACTATAAAGGAATGTCCTGATGAACTAAAATTACATGATGGAACATTTACTGTGAAGGGAATAAATGCTTAATCAAGTCTTGGAGATAATAATCCCATTTCATTTTGAATATCTTCCATTCCCATTGTCGTTGTTGCACCACTTAATAAACCACGATTCATTAATCTTCTTGTAATTTCGTTACCTCTCTTATTAAGATCACCCTCATACTTTCTTATACCTTGACGACCAGGTGCAGTAAGATATTCTCCAGCCGCTTGATTTTTTGCTGTTGTAGTTCCTTTTAGAATTTTATTTCCAGCAAGACTTGCGGCTCCTGTCAGCACTCTTCTAGGAATATTTTCAACTCCTCCTGAGATAATGTTTCTTGCATTTAAAAGAAACTCTTTCATTATCTCTCCTGAGTCAGAGCGTGGAATCATTGCACCTGATGCTATGTGCATTTCTTGAAGATTCTCTAGTTGTGAAATTAATTTTGTAGATTCATCTCCTCCAAATAATACTTTATATTTCTGCTTATTAAGTTCTGAGAGTGCTACCTTACTGTGAGATTTAGTTGGTTGAGTTGAAGCATCCATCTTTGTAGTTGCAGAAGTTGAAGCTCCTAGAAGATACTGAGTTTTTTCTGTTTCAGTTGCAAGATTTTCCCATTCAAATCTTATATCATCTGAAGGCTTACTAGGGTCAAAAGCCTTTTGTCCTTTTTCATAGGCTTCTTTTGTAGCTGAATCAGAAGCCCATGTTTTACGAGCTTCAGTATATTTTTGTAATCCTACATGACCATTAAAAGCAGGGTTTTTATTTGGATCAAGAAGATCAAGCATTTCATTTTTATATAGAGTTAGTTCTCTTGCTTGTTTTTTAGTTGGCGCACTAGGGGATATAGGGCTAATTCTGACCTGGTCATCTAAATGTTTCTTTACTTGATCAAGTGCTTTCAGGGAATACTTCCCAGGTTTGGGAGGCTTTAAGATTTCAATTTCTTTGGCATCCAGAATTCCTGTAGACTCCCCTTTACCAGATGGTAACTCAGGCATATCCCACGGTGCAGGATGTTCATTCTTTGCGGCTTGTCTTGCATCGTTGTATGCCTTTCTCATACCAGGGGTTTTGAATATTTCATCAAGTCTTGCAATTGTTGCAGGGTCTGTTATTTCTTCTGTTTCTTTAAATGCTTGATCATATAATGATACTGCTTTGTTTCTTCTGTCAGTTATAAAGAAATCCTGTTTCTGTTTAGGCCCCCACTTTGAGAAACCAAGTCCCTTATGCAACAGTTCCTGTACTCTTTCTCTATCAAGTTTTTTTGTATTAAGGAGTGCTTCCTCAAGAAGTGTTCTTGCTTTACCAGGTTCTGTCATTGCTTGCTTTACAAGTTTATGCACATTTGTCTTGCCAAGATAAGGAAGAGAAATCCACTCTGGATTACTCCCATCATTAATATATTTCTGGAATGCTGCCTGTCTTGCTTCTGGAGATATTCCATCATTTCTGAATGCTTCTTCAATATCGTCTAATGCTCTTGCTTGTGAACCTGATAGTTGTTCTACTACTTCTTTACCAGCCTTCTTTTTAATCCAGTTCCATCCGCTTTGTGCATATCTCATTACAGGATTTATCAAAGGTTCAATCAATCTCCCTGCACCTGTCATTCCAACACCTAAAGCTCCTCCAGCCGTTGCGGCAGGGCCAACTGGTGCATCCTCTGCAAATGCCATTGCTGTACCTTCTCCCGTTCCGATTACTCCTTCAACCAGTGCTTCTCTTCCTAAATTTAACATTGGCTGACCAGCAACTGGAGCCATTCCTGGTAGAAGCATCCCAGCTTGTGATAATTTTGCCCCTGTTAATCCCAACCCCCCATATTTTGCGATTTTTGAATGAATAGGATTAAGAGATTCATAATCTTGTATTTCTTCATCAATTAATTCCTTTTCAAATTCTGTTGTGGTCCCATTTATCCATGAGTTAAAATATGCTTCTGCTTTACTATTTAATCCAACAACAGTTATCCCGTCTAATAAATTTCGTAAATACCCTTTTACTGCACCTGTTGTTTGAGAAGGGCTATCTGGATCACCTTTCCTTAAATCTAACGATGCACGATCCACAACTCTATTATTAAATTCTTCCATTGATTTAAAATTACCATACTTTGGATTAGTAATATATTTTTCAATAGCCTGTTTATCTCTTTTTCTTGCATCATCTTCCAAATCACGATATGTCTGTTGAAATACAGGATCATTCTCCATTGCATCCCTATTCTGAGCCATATTGTTTAATGTCCCTTGAATTTTATCATGTTTTTTCTGAGCAATAAGAACTTGTTTTAAAGTTCGTCTAAGATGATTTTGTTCTTCAGGTGTCATGGAAAGTCCTATTCTGTATCATTGTGTATATCTTCAGAAGAATCATCTCCTTCTGCTTTTATATTTTTCTTTAGTTTAATTTTATCTTCAGGATGGTTTTCAAAGTAATCAAATAATGGATTTACAAGAAGCCCTCTTGCTTCATCATCAGGTAATCCACCATTCATAGAAAGTAATTTTAACTTTGTATTATATTGTGGAGTAACAACTTCAGTCAATTTTGCATAGGCAACTGCTTTAACAGAATTAAGAATTTCCTGTTTCTGAGATTGATCTAACTGCACACCATCCCATTGTTTCTGGAATGCAACACCAACATTTGCAAAGAAACTTCGCCCTGCTTGTGAAGCATTTCTAAATTCTGATGCAAGAACAGTTGAAGTCTCATCCAACGATTTCATAAACTTATAGATCATTGCAAATTCTGCAACTCCAGATGACTTATTTGGGTCTGTAACTTTTCTAGTAGCGGCAAGATTCTTCAATGAAACAAGCAGAGAAGCCATTTTATTTGCATCTTTTATTGCAGGTATAGCGGTATAGTCTTTTTGAATCTTGTAGACTTGATCCATTTGAGATTTACTTAACAAACCACTTTCAATTTCATCTTTAGAATCATAGTTACCATATTTATCAAGGTTAATTACTTGAACATTCTTTTTATCCTTTATTGCTTTATAGACCTCTGGATTGTTTTCTTCTGCCCAATCAAGTGCATCCTGACCTACAAGTTTTTTAGGTTGGAGCATCTTCTGTTCCCTGATTTTGGCTTTTTCAAATTCAAGGTCTGCATAGAAAAACTCTCTTGCATCTGCAACTTTTTGCTCCTTTAATTTAAGATTTTTCTCTCCTGCATTTGCTTTACGGGCTTCATTTTCTACATATGCAACGTGTTCCTTCAATGTTTGGTCGTGTTTTTTTTGCCACTGGGAATGTTTAATTTTCTGTTCGTCTTTTAAATTATCAAACTGCACCACCCTGAATGCTAAGTCCTTTGCCTTGTTTTGTACTGTTGCATGGTGAACCATCATTTTATAGTCCATGTCTCCAAGATGGTGTTCATTCTTCTGGTGGAGTTCCTGCAACTTAATTTTTATTCTTTCATTATCTATATCGTTGTCCTGCCCCCACTTCAATATTTCTGCGGCAGTTCTTTGAACACTAATCTGATGAGTCTGATCAAATTTCATTTTCGTAAATTCATGTTCCTTTTTAAATTTCTCTTTTGCAAATCCATGTTCCTTATCAAATTTTTCTTGTGACCAGCCAAACTTTTCTTTTGACAGTAATAATTTTTTCTCTTCAAGAGCAAAGGTCTTCGTTAATTTTTCCTCTTCAAGACCAAAGTTATCAGTATGTTTAGTTTGATCTAATACAAGCCTGTCATTCTCATTTTTAATTGTATGTTCCAGTGCTTTTATTTTAATTGCAATAATTCTATCTTGCCGTTCTAATTCAGATTCCTTGAATTTGCCTGTTTGTTTTAATTGTGCATAGAATCTATCATTTTCATCTATTAATTCTTTAACATCTAAATGAAATCTTTTCCCTTGTAATTGATTTTGAATACTGGCTTGTAATTTTTGGTGGGCAAATTCATCTGCTTTTAATTTTGCATCAGTTTCATTCATAAAAACTGTGTTCTTAAACTCATCTACTTTCAGCCCAAATTCCTTATTTTCTAAATCAATTTTATGTCCTGTTTTCTGTTTCTCTAATTCTAAAAGTGCCTCTTCATCTTTTTCTCTCCAAAACATCCCATATTTCTTTTTAAACATATCCCTTATAGTATCAAGACGATTTGGATATTTTTCTTTTGACATTCCATTTAAAAACTGAACTTCTTTAGTAGTGAAATTAGAGTCTGTTTTTGCATCATCCAAAAAAGCCTGAAAAGCTTTCTCCTCCTGTTCAGGAGTCATTTTCTTTTGTTCTTCATGCCATTTTACTACTGAGGCTATTGCTGTGTCAGGATCTTGATCATATTTAAGTAAGAATAATTCAAACTTTCTTTCTGGAATACCAGCTTTTGTCATGTATTGAATAAAATCCGATCTCTCTTGTATTTTTACTGCTTGTGCTTCCTGTTCCTTTTTGACTGCTCTCTCTGCTTCTTCTGCTTCTTGATTATGTGCACCTTGTTGATAGTATGCTTGCATTGCTTCAGGAATCGCATACCCTAATCGTTGTCCATAAGATAGTGGTTGTGATTGCCATCCAGAAGTTCTTAG